CTGTGTAAGACTTGTAAGTTCCGGAGCAACCGGCCAACGGTGAACAGTTGTGATTATGCCGGACTTATGAAACACAGCCGCGGATGTAAGGTAGAGGAATGTACGAGGTATGAGAAGGGTGCACGAATGAAGAGAAAAGATGTGGAGGAATAGATCATGGAGAGATTAACACATAAAAGAGAGAACGGTATAAAGCGAGGGTACTGGTCCCCGAACAAGAAACAGGAGTTGGTGGATAGGCTGGCGATGTATGAGGACAGGGAAGATGCTAAGGATGCAAATGTCCCTGGCAAATGGATTCTATGTAGTGAGAGACTGCCGGAGGTAAATATACCAGTTCTTGCTCAATGGGGAGTATATTATTCAGGCGAAAACCGTATTGAGATCTTATATTTGAATGAGTTGGGAAGATGGCATGGGGATTTTGGTGAACCGAATGGGAAAGTAATCGCATGGATGTCGTTACCGACTCCGTGCGAGAAAGGAGAATAGTATGGATAATACATATGCACCAACAGCACCAACACAGGAAAAGATAAAAGTAGAGAGTATTGACATTGTAGTGACCGGACCGAAGAAAAAACCGTATTACACCATTAAGTGCAGAAAGATAGGCAGTAACGATGATTGCATCGGATTCGGCTCGTATTGTCTGGAAAATGTGATTAGATGGAAAGAGCAGTGTTTTGAACTGGTAGAAAGAAAAAGTGACTGGATTCCGATAAGTGAAAGACTGCCGGATACGGATGAATATGTCCTGTTGTCATTTGAAAATTATACAATGGCAGCGATCGGACGCTATGAAGAAAATGATGAAGGCGGTACATTCTATCCGGGAGATGGTGAAAAATCATATTCAAGCTATGGAATATTTGTCAATGCATGGATGCCATTGCCGAAACCATACAGGGAGGAGCAGTAAATGTATGTAGAAGTAAGCGAAGGATTCCGAAAAACCATTGCAGACATTGTTGATTGTTGTGTAGAAGGAAATACAAACAGCTGCACATTGGAAGTTGAGGTAAGGGAAAACGTCAGCCTTGTGATTGATATGAAATTTGGGGTGAAGGAGAAGCATGGATAATGAGGTTCTTGTAGAGTGTTTGAAGCAGTTGGAGCGTTCTATGGTCAAAAGGAAAGATGCCGATATAGAAGCATTTAAAGAAAAGCAGAAGCGAGAGCTTACAGATTATGAGACCAAGAAAGTATGGGAGTCTAACGGATACAGTCAGGCATTGGTAGATGTTAGAAATATTTTGAGAGAGAACAAAACGACGAAGGAGCTGAGAAATGATTGAACAGAGGAAGTACGAAGAAACAGAGACTGGAAGGTCAACAACATTACGATGAGCTGGAATCAGATATTGACAGGAGAGCAAGCGAGAGATTCCACAGAAAGCCGTATCAGAGTTATACGGTGGATGATTATCTGAAGAAGATGGGAGTAGACATAACGAAGGGAGTAGATGCCGGTGGACAAGAACATTCTGATTGAGTATGCGGATATGAAAGAAGAGATAAAAGATCTGCGGCGAAGAATTGAACAGAATAAAAAAGAATTATCCAGATTGAATGGACAAATCGTTATGGATTCGGTATCATGTGGGAAGAAGGGAAAGAAACCACTGGGAACGGTTAAGATCACCGGCAGACCGGTCACGGCTATTTCCCGGAAAGAATCACTGCTGAATAAACGAATCCGCAGACTGGAGAAGCTGGAAGAGGAACTTCTGGAGCTGACGATACAGGTGGATGAATACATAGAGACGATAGAAAAGAGTGAGCTGCGGATTATCTTTCGGTTGTATTTTCTGGATGATTTATCATATCCGAAAGTTGCTGATCAGATGAACCAGAGATTCCCAAAACGCCGGATCAAGTATACGGATGAGAATATTAAGAAAAAAATTCAAAGATATTTTGAAAATGTCCCACAATGTCCCGATAAAAAGTGATAGAGTATAAACTGGAATTGATGAACAGATATTAAATCATTCGATTAGTTCCCCCACAACCTAATACAACCAAGAGAGGACACCTGGTGATGCCGGGTGTCTTTTTCGTTGCATAATGTCGAGAAATGGGATATTATGGGAGTAGGTTTAGGTGATTGGTTGAAAGGGGAAAGTAATCAATGATATTTTTGAGTCATAATTCAAAAGATAAAAGAATAGTAGAGCCGTTTGCTAACAAACTTGCAGAAGTATTTGGAAGAGACAATGTTTTTTATGATAGCTGGTCAATTCAACCTGGAGATGGAATTATCGACAAAATGGAAAGCGGACTAAAAAATGCAAAGTATTTCTTTTTCTTTGTGTCAGCAAATAGTTTGCAGAGTAATATGGTAAGATTGGAATGGCAAAATGCAATTGTAAAAGCTAGCAATGGAAATGTAAAATTTATTCCAGTAAGGCTTGATAAGAGCGAAATGCCAATGTTATTAGCACAAACGCTTTACTTAGATGTATATCAGAATGGATTTGATTTAGTATTAAGTCAGATGATAGATGTGATTAATGGTGAAAATACTTATCGAGGGACAGCTACAAGTTATGAAAATGTTAAAGCTCGTGTAAAATGTGGCGAAAAAGAATTAAACATATTAATTTATGCAGAGACGTATACAGAACCATTATCAAAATATGCGATTATACTTTCAAACGAAGAAGATGATATAAGCTGGAACTGTGGTAAAGATAATGTGGTTATGTATGGTTTTAATAAAGATGTGGTAATTCCGGGAGTTAATGCGTTAGCTTTTAATTTTGTTCGTGCAACATCGCCGGAGTTTCCTATAAGGATAAATATAACTTCGAAAACAAAAGTGAAATTTATAACTGTATGTAGGCAAGTTAACGAAGAAAAGTATAAAGCAATTCCAATAGAGTATGTTTCTGAATTGTAAAAATAGTACTTAGGCACCCTCCGGGGTGCTTTTCTAATGCAAAAAAACAGGAGGTGAGTCTGAGTGACTGAAAAACAGAAAAGATTTTGCAATGAATATTTGATTGACTGCAATGCCACCCGGGCTTACAAGATGGTCTACAAAAATGTTAAAAGCGATGAGGTGGCAAGAAAAGCCGGAAGCAGATTGTTGACAAATGTAGACGTCAAAAACTATATAGCTGATCGAATGGAAGAAATTCACAACGAAAAGACTGCAGATGCACAGGAAGTAATTGAGTATCTGACGTCTGTTCTTCGTGGAGAAAGCACGGCACAGGAAATTGTAGTTGAAGGAACCGGTGATGGTTGCAGCGAAGCGAGGACGATGGAAAAATCCCCGTCAGAAAAAGAACGATTAAAGGCTGCAGAACTCCTGGGTAAGAGATACGCATTGTTCACTGATAAAGTTGAAACAGATGTAGATATGGACCTGAACATTACGATCGATTACGGTGAGGATGATACCGGATGAAAATAAAGGTAGAAGCAAATGCCGGTTTCAAAGAGGTTGATCGCAGTAAAAAACGCTACATCGTGATGAAAGGTTCTGCCGGATCCGGAAAGAGTATGGACACGGCACAGAATTATATCATTCGTTTAATGAATGATCCCGGACGTAACCTTTTGTGCGTTCGAAAAGCAGATGTAACGAATAGAGATAGCACTTTTGCAGAATTGCAGAGTGCTATTTTTCGTATGTTCGGAGAAAGCTATAAGAAGTATTGGTACATCAATACCTCGAATATGCTTCTGGAATGTAAGAACAATCATAACCAGATCATTTTTCGTGGGGTAAATGATGAGAAGCAACGCGAGAAACTTAAGTCAATTACATTTAAGCGCGGGAAACTTACCGATGTTTGGATAGAGGAAGCAACAGAAATTACGCAGTCAGATTTTGAAATCATCGATGACCGACTTCGAGGTATATTGCCGAAGGGACTGTTCTACCAGATTCGGTTAACATTCAATCCGGTGTCATCACATCACTGGATCAAGAAAGTGTTCTTTGATCGTGTTGATCCGGATGTACTGACGCATCAGTCAACCTATGAGAACAACCGGTTCATCGATGAAGCGTATCACAGACGTATGCTCCGGCGTAAGGAAGTAGATCCGGAAGGTTATCGGGTGTATGGTCTGGGTGAATGGGGAGAGGTTGCCGGTCTTATCCTTAAGAATTATGTCATAGAAGAATTTGACCGGAATCCGGAGAACTATGATTACATTGTGAACTCACAGGACTTTGGCTTTAACCATGCCAACTGTATCGGCGAGGTAGGCTTCAAGGATGGAGATCTGTATTTGTTCCAGGAACTGTATGTGTATGAGATGGACACAGAGGAGATCATTAAGCTGGCCGCCGGAAGATTTAACAAGAAATTGAGGATGTGGTGTGATTCTGCGGAGCCGGACCGTATCAAGATGTGGCAGAAAGCCGGATACAGGGCGAAGGGAGTCAATAAAGAGACAAACAGTGTCCATGCTCAGATAGACTATTTGAAGCAACACATGATTCACATACATCCGTCCTGTGTGAATACCATAAAGGAAATACAACAATGGAAGTGGAAGAAGGATGAGCGTACCAACACTTATCTGGAAGAACCAGTTCCATTTTTTGATGATGCAATGGCTATGCTGCGTTATTCCATTGAGGAAGAGCGTAAGACTAAGCCGAAACTAAACAGAAACCTGAAAGGAGGACTATAAAGTGTTATTTCGATTACCGTCAGAGGAAGAGCTGACGGATAACAAACTGAATGAATTCATAGCAAAACATAATGCAGAGTGCGCCTTTCGGTTCAAACATCTGAAAGATGCGTATGAAACAGACTACCAGATTTTTCACCAGAAGCCGAAGCCGGATTATAAACCAGACAATCGTATTGCTGTGAACTTTGCAAAATATATGGTGGATACATTTAACGGATATTTTATCGGGAATCCAATTAAGATATCTGTGGATGGTGATGCTGCAGACAACATCAAAAAATATGTGGAGCTCCTGGATCAATACAATGATCAGGACGATAACAATGCGGAGCTGTCGAAGATCTGTTGCATTTATGGCAAGGGATACGAGATGTATTACGTAGATGAACTGGGAAACATCGGGATTACATATCTGACACCGTTCGATGCTTTTATGATCTACGATGATTCGGTGTTGTGCAGGGAACAGTATTTCGTTCGACTGTACATAGATTCGAATGATGTACTGCATGGAAGCGTATCAGATGCGGAGAAGATACGTTGGTTTACCCAGAAGGGAAAGCTTATCTGGGAGAAAGAAGAAAAGATACATGGATTTGACGGGGTGCCGGCTACAGAGTATGCGGAGAACAAAGAGCGCACATGCATCTTTGAACCGGTAATGTCAATGATTGATGCTTATAACAAAGCAATCAGTGAGAAATCAAATGATGTAGATTATTTTGCGGATGCCTACATGAAGATACTTGGAACTATGCTTGGCAATGACGAGGTGGAGCACATCCGGGATAATCGTATTATTAACTTTGACGGAGATGCGAATCAGCTTATTGTAGACTTTTTGAATAAGCCAGATGGAGATACCACACAGGAACATTTGATTGATCGTCTAGAGAAATTAATATTCCAGATCGGTATGGTTGCGAATATCTCAGACGAGAACTTCGGTACAAGCTCTGGCATTGCCATGAAGTATAAGCTACAGGGAATGAGCAATCTGGCCAAGACAAAAGAACGAAAGTTTACATCCGGAATGAACCGGCGGTACAAGTTGATCTTTTCCAATCCAGTATCTGGAATGAAAGAAGATGACTGGGTGAAACTGCATTACCATTTCACCCCGAATATTCCATCGAATGTACTGGAAGAGAGTCAGATCGCCGGCAACTTGGATGGAATCGTATCACAAGAGACACAGCTTGGTGTACTGTCTGTCGTGGATAATGTGCAGAGTGAGATGAAAAAAATCGAGAGCGAACAGGAAAAAGCCAAGACAGATCCTGTTATGACACAAATGTTCGGAGGTGCAGGTGATGGCAAGCCAGGAGTACTGGAAGAACCGGGAAACGGAAGCAAAGAAACATAATATCATAGACGAAGAAGAGTATAACCGCCAGATTCAGGAAATCTATCAATCCATGATTGATGAAATCACAAAGGAAATAAATGGGTTCTATGCCAGATATGCAAAAAAAGAAGGCATTACGATGGCAGAAGCCAAAAAGCGCGCAGATAAGATTGACATCGATGCCTATGCTAGAAAGGCAAAGAAGTACGTGGCAAAGAAAGATTTCTCGGATGAAGCGAATGAAGAGATGCGGATCTACAACCTGACTATGAAAGTGAATCGGCTAGAGCTCCTGAAGGCGAACATTGGCCTAGAGATGGTATCAGGCTTTGATGAGCTTCAAAAGTATTTCGATAAGAAACTGACAAAGAGAACACTGGATGAATTCCGGAGGCAGGCGGGGATCCTTGGAAAGAGTATTATGAAAAACGAAAAGTACGCTCATGCAATTGTGAATGCATCGTTCAAAAATGCCACATATTCAGACCGCATTTGGATGTATCATGGTATGCTCAAAGCAGAGTTGGAAGGACTGCTTGCATCCGGACTGATTAAGGGAGAGAATCCGCGTAAACTCGCTAGACATCTAACGAAGCGTTTTGGAGTATCAGCCTATAATGCTGAACGACTCATGGTAACAGAGCTTGCAAGAGTGCAGACAGAGGCTCAGAAGCAGTCTTTTATCCGTAACGGCTTTGATGAGTATGTGTATGTTGCATGCACAAAAGGCGATGTATGTCCGATTTGCAAAGGGCTGGACGACAAGCATTTCAAGGTAGATGATATGATGCCGGGAGAGAATGCCCCACCAATGCATCCGAACTGTCATTGCAGCACAGCCGCATATATGGATAATGAGGCTTATGAGGAATGGATAAACAGCTATCAGGAACACGGATTGAATTTCGAAGATTGGCAGTCTTCTATGGAATCTGAAAAATTGGTTGATAAATTAAGCAAATATGAAAAAGATTTCGAAAAACTGACAGAAGGATATTCTTATGATGAGTTTGTAAATGATTTTGGTAGTGTAGAAGAAGGTTTTGATGGTTCTGATGCTAATGAAATAAAGAAAGCAAAAGAAATTGCTGAAAAAATTGAGAAAATAAGGAAGAAACTTAATGATAAAGAAAAAAAGAATTATAAATCCAATGCCAAAGAAGATCCGATTGCGAAATTCGAATCATGTGGCATAAAGTTTAGAAACAATTCATCGACTGAGCTACCAGAGGAAATCATAAACAAATATGCGGACTTTGTTTCGGATTTTGAAGCCAAGCACGCAAGCTATTTTAATAAAAATAAATTGCAACTAAATTCGATATCTGTCGTTGATGATTTAAAAGAAAATGGAAAAACGGCAGCAGGTGCGTATTATAGTAAATCAAGATCAATCAAACTTATGAAGAAATCTATTGAATCCAAACCAACATCGAAACTGATAACATATTCAAAATCGGATGACTATAAAATACATTTCTTTGCACATGAGTATGGCCACTATATAGCAGATAGCTTGAATAAAAACTTTTCAGTGGAGGATTATGATATTGTCCAAAGTAGTTTACTTAGGTATTTTGATGGAGACATATTTAAAGCAAAAACAAGTAATCTGGTAGACGTTTTGGGATCATATGGAAGTAAAGATGCACGTGAAGCATTTGCAGAAGCATTTGCAGAGGCTTATACATGTAAGAACCCAAGAAAATTTGCAAAAATATTTAAAGAAGAGTTGGAAAAGACGTTAAAACGTAGCAGTTCCACCGGAAGATATCAGAGCTCTATTGCAAAAGGTAAAGGAAATGATATAATAAATTCAGGAGCTGTGAAAGGAGCTCTTACAGATAAGAATGATCCATTATATGTTAAAAGAGATGCACACGCTATTAAATATTATGAATCTGTGAGACGTAGCAAGAAGAACAATATGGTTAAGACCATTGCGAATAATACGGGAATGTCGGAAAAGAGCATTAACAAGGTATATGATCACGTATTTATAAAAGAACATGAACTATACGGTGGAAGGCGAAGATTTGATCCAGATTATGATATGGCGGAATCGTTCAGAAGATTGCGTGAAGGAAAGAACATCCAAGAGCATGATTTGATAATGCTGAAGCATGAACGGTTGGAATACGAGTTGATGAATAAAAAACATATGAGTTATCAGGAAGCACACCGTTTGGCAGAGAAAAAATATAATTATCAAAAAGCTTTAAAGGAGTTCAAAAATAAAAATAATTTGTAGAAGGGAAGTGGACAGATGTTGCGACTTGAATTGATTGAAATTACAGAAGCGGATGTAAAATACAGATATTATCCGGAAGATTCAAAAGAATACGGTATTGTTATTTTTAGAAAAACAACAAGGGAAAGAGATATTGAAGAAAAAGCGGACGGATATGATACGAGCTATGCAGCACATGCGTTGAGACGTCTGGAAGAATATTGCGAAAAGAACACTTTCCCGAAAGAAGATATTGTAGCTTGGGGTTAAATACCACTGATCATATTGATTGGTGGTATTTTTATACTCATTTTAGCACAAGGAGGTGACAGGATTGCAAGATATGAATGTTAGTATTATGGGGACATGTTACGATATTCGTTTTGTAGACGAGTATCCGGAGCGATTGAAAGGCGTGGGAGAATATGCAGATGGTTTGTTTAATCGATGTAATAGAGAAATTTATATTCTGAAAAACAAGGATAAAGATTTCACGGATGAAGGAAGAAAACGACATATGAACCGTGTGCTGAGACATGAAATTATACATGCATATTTGGAAGAGAGCGGCTTATCTGCAAACTCGAATATGATATCCGCTTGGGCGCAAAATGAAGAAATGGTGGATTGGTTAGCAATTCAATCATCGAAAATCTTTGCCACGTTTCAGGAGGTGGGATGCCTTGATTGAAGTAACTGTCCGCAAGGATGAAATAAAGATATCCGGGCATGCAAATTATGCTGTTTCCGGATCAGATATCGTCTGTGCCGGTGTAACAGCACTTGCACTAACACTGATCAAGTCCGTAAAGGACCTGACAGAAGATAAAATTGAATATGAGATATCTCCCGGAAGGGTGGATATAAAGCATAGGGATCTATCGGAGAAGTCAAAAACTCTGGTGGATTCCTTTTTCATTGGGATTTGCATGATCGCCGATGAGTTTCCGGAGTATGTCCGGATCATGTAACTTAATGTGACCGGGATGTCGTTAAACTACACATTCAAGATGCAACGACCTGGGCTTAAATGAATGGGGCGGGGCGGAAAGGATAGATAAGATGAAACACATGAATAATCACTGGAGAATTCCAATGAGCAACCTGCAGTTATTTACAGAGCCTGGAGGAGACGGCGGCGGATCCGGAGAAGGAAACGGTGCTGGAGCTGGAGCAGATCCTGAAAATAACGGTAACACAACAATGTCATTTGATGATTTCCTGAAGTTGGAAGGCAATCAGTCAGAGTTCGACCGACGTGTCCAGAAGGCTGTTAATACGGCTGTGACAAATGCACAGACCAAATGGAAGACGCTGACAGACGATAAAGTGTCAGAGGCTGAAAAGCTTGCTCAGATGACCAACGAGGAAAAAGCAAACTACAGGGCGAAGAAAGCGGAGGATGCTCTAAAAGAAATGCAGCGCCAGAATGCCAGATCGGACATGGCGAAAGAAGCTCGCAAGATGCTGGCAGATGAGGATATCAACATTCCAGATGAACTGGTTATGAACCTTGTAGCAGAAGATGCAGATGGAACCAAGGCGGCAGTAGAAGCTTTTTCAACCATGTACAAGGAAGCGGTACAGAATGCAGTGAAAGATGCTTTAAAAGGGAAACCTCCAAAAGCAGGCAATGGTGGAGATAAACCATCGATGACAAAGGATCAGATCTTAGCAGTGAAGAATCCGTCAGAAAGACAGAAGCTGATTGCTGAGAACATCACATTATTTCAGTAAGAAAGGAAGTATGAAACATGCATGATATTAGAAGATTAGGTCTGCAGGTATTTGCAGCGCCGAATAACCTGACAGGAGAAGCGCAGATCCAGGTAAAAGCCAGAGAGATTGACTTTGTTACATCCTTTGGCAAGAACCTGCAGGCACTGTTAGATATTTTGGGAATTACCAGAATGATCAGAAAAGAAAATGGATCAGAGTTAAAGACCAAGACAGTAAAAGGAACACTGAAGTCCGGAGAGGTTGGAGAAGGTGAAGAGATTCCAATGTCTCAGTACACAGTAGAGGAACAGACATTTGATAAGATCAAGATTGAGAAGTACAGAAAAGGTGTATCTCTGGAAGCAATTGCCGACAAGGGATATGAAGCAGCTGTACAAGATACAGATGAGGAGTTCAAGTCAGATCTTCGAAATGTAGTCAGTGACAAATTCTATAAGCAGTTAATGGCTGGATCACTGGTAGGACACGAGTCTACATGGCAGATGGCTGTTGCAATGGCAATTGGTAAAGTTAAAGACAAGTTCAAGAAGATGAAGAGAACTGTGACAGGCGTTGCTGCGTGGGTGAACACTCTGGATGTATATAAATATGTGGGCGCAGCGGATATTACATTGCAGACCGCATTTGGATTTGAATACATGAAGAACTTCCTTGGAGCAGACGTTGTATTCATCAGCTCTGAGATTCCGGAGAATGTGGTTATTGCAACTCCGCTCAACAACATGGTCGCATATTATGTTGATCCGGGAGATTCTGAGTTTGCAAAAGCAGGACTTGTATTTACAACGGATCCTGAGACAGGATTTATCGGATTCCACTCAGAAGGAAGCTATGGCCGCATGATATCCGACAACTTTGCAATTATGGGACTGCGTCTTTTCTGTGAGTATTTGGATGCTATTGCATATATTTCTGTAGGAGGATCCGATACACAGACATTAGGAACGTTAAACGTAACGTCAGAGGCTGGATCAGAAGCAGGAACCACAAAGCTGACAGTGAAAGAGCAGTTAATGTCAATGAGAAACTGCTGGAAGTACAAAGATGCTGCAGCTGCAACAGCAGTAACTTACGGCATGGATGTTAAGAACTGGTCTAAGTGGGACGGTGAATCAGAGATTACTTCAACAGCAGGTCATCACATCACCTTAGTTGAGTGTGATCAGAACTACAAAGCTGTTCGTTCCGGTGATGTGACTGTAACGGTTAATCCGGGAGCATAGGAGGTAAAAAAGTATGTATAAGGTAATCAAGCATTTTATTGATCTACATGATAACGATCATTCCTATAACGAGGGAGATATCTTCCCTCGTGAAGGAGTAGATGTCAGCAAAGAAAGAATCGAGGAGCTGGCCGGCAGTAACAACAAACAGCACACTCCGCTGATCGAATTGGTAGAAAAGGATCAGGATAATGTGACCGATACAGATGTCGATGAAAAACCACCAGAAGCCGGAAAGAAGGAACCCGAAAATAAAGAGCCGGCAGAATAGGAGGATCGTATGATTGAAGATCTGAAAGCCTTGTTGGGACTGCCGGAAGAAATAGACGGAGCCTTGGAAAATAAATTATTGCTGATTTTAAAGGCCACCAAGCAAAGACTGCGCTTTCTTCTCGGGGGATTGGAACCTCCGGAAGAGATGAATTATATCATCCTGGATGTGTCAATCATACGGTTCAACAGAATCGGTTCGGAAGGACTTTCCTCTCACAGTGTTGAGGGAGAAAGTCTTTCTTGGTCGGAGAATGATTTTGCGGGATATATGGATGACATCCGGGCATATCTGGATGATCAGAAAGAATCAAAGAAAGGTAAGGTGAGATTCCTATGAGATATGACACACCAATATACTTCCAGAAACTCACCCCTGGAGAGTATGATCCGGCTACCGGTAATTACGGGGAAGACACGATATCGGAAGATATGAAGTCTGCCTCAGTCATGGATACCGGTACGAATACGATGATGCTTGTCTATTCCGGGATTAAGGAAGGCAGCCTTACCATTCACTTGCAGAATCATTATGACAAGCCGTTTGACAGGATTCGCGTAGGGAATAAAACATATGGTGTAGATTTCAGCAGGAAGCTTCGGACGAAGCAGGTATATGTTGCGTCGGAGGTGATGTGATGGGAGTAAAGCTGATAGGCTTTGAAAAGTTGGAGGCTAAACTGACTAAAAGCATGGATTTATCGAAAGTCAAAGCAACTGTGAAAAAAAATGGGGCTGAAATGCAGAAAAAAGCTATGAAAGAAGCTCCTGTGCTCACCCATCATTTACAAAAGTCAATTATGTTGGAAATTACAGATGGTGGCATGACTGCAGAGGTTGAATCAACAGCGGAATATGCAGCTTATCAGGAATATGGAACAAGATTCATGAAAGGGAAGCCACATATACGTCCGGCATTTGAAGAACAGAAGGAAAAGTTCAAGGCAGATATGAAGGAGCTTGTGAGGTGATAAGATGGATCCACAGCAGGAATTGTTCAGTGCTGTTTTGATGGCATTGAAAGAAAAATATGAGGGTACGGGAGTTGGTGTGTATGACACGGTTTTACCACCAAAGGACACGCCGTATCCATTTATATATCTGGCGGATTGCTCCGAGAGTGATCAGGCTACAAAAAATGAGATTATCGGCGAGGCTAATCTGACGTTGAAAGTCTGGCATGATAATATACGGCAGAGAGGAACGGTATCTGGTATCTTAGCAGATATCAAAAAGATCTGCAGGTCTATCGAACATACAGCGCACTATGCCTGGAATATGCAGAGACCAACACAAAGAATTACGCCGGATAATACAACGAAACAGCCGCTTCTTATGGGAATTTTGGAAGTGGGATATAAATTTAGTTAGGAGATGACAATAGTGAAGAACGGAAAGTTATTTGGACTGCAGTTATTTGCAGAAGCAGTAGCAGGAAAAAAGATCGTATATCTGTACCGTATCCTGAGTACAGAGAAAGATCATGATGCAACAGCACTTGCATTTACGACAGAAAATGAACGTACAAAGTCGAAGGACGCTGATTCGACAGTGACAAAAGACGGCACAGTACGTACACCGGGAGCAGCAGAAGGAGAAATCACAGCATCAAGCCTTTTAAAAAAAGGAGATAAGTTCATCGATGAGCTGGAAGCAGCGCTCGATGATGATGAAAAGATGGAGATCTGGGAAGTAAACTTAGCAGAGCCGCAGGCGAGCTCGACTGATAAATTTAAGGCAAAATACTTCCAGGGATATCTTACGGAAATTGATAAGACATCCAATGCAGAGGATAATGTCGAGTTATCGTTGACATTTGGACTGGAAGGAAAAGGTGTAGATGGCTATGCAACGGTTACTGCAGAACAGCAGGAAGCAGCAGCATATGTATTTGCAGACACTCAGAAGACAGGAGCTTAAGAGGGCGAGAAGAATCGTCCTCTTTTTTGATGTGCGACATCGCGCGGAAGGGAGATAAAACAATATGATGGAACTTACTATCAACGGAACAGTATATCAGTTTAAATTCGGAATGGGATTCTTAAGAGAAGCAAATAAGCTTACCACAGTTCCAGTTCAGGGAATGCCTGGAACCACAAAAGAAATAGGAGCAAGGTATCTGATCGCTAGTGTTGTGGTTGATCAGGAACCGAATGCACTGGTAGATCTGTTAGATTTGGCGAATAAGGGAGAGAATCCAAGAGTAACAAAGGCAATGTTAGATTCTTACATTGATTCGGAAGAGGTAGACATCGATGAACTCATGGAGAAAACAAAAGATTTTTTATCGAAAGCAAATGCTACCAAGAAAGCAGTGAAAGAGATCTTGAAAGAGTACGAGGAACAGATGGCGAAGAAGAAGGCTCAGGAGCAGTAGAAGAGGAAGTCCTATATACAACCGTAGCAAGGAATTGCTTCCGATATTTTGGATTCACGTCATTTAAACAGGTGGATCAGCTGACATTGGCAGAATATGAACTTATGATGGAGGCTTTGGAGCTTCGGATGCTTGACGAAAGTTTACATGAACATCGTCAGGCATTTTTGAATTTTGCGGTAAAGGCAGAAAAGAAAGCCGGCAAAGGCAAGACCAAACCAGTTTACAAGAGATTCCGGCAGTTCTTTGATTTTGATAAAGAACTGAAAAAAATGAAGAATCGAAGGAAACCATCCAGATTTGCTGGAATAACTAAACTGCTGGATAGAGAGGAGTGAGAGGATGGCAGAATCGTATAGTGTAAAAGCAATATTATCAGCGCAGGACAAAAACTTTTCATCCATTATGAAATCATGCCAGGGATATGCAAATAATCTGAAAACCACTCTCACCGGCGGTCTTGGATTTGGTGCAATGGCTGCAATCGGTGGAAAGGCGATGTCGCTGGTGACAAATTCAGTCGGTGATTTGTCGAAAGAGACGATAGAAACATCGGATTCCATGTATAAGTTGCAGGCAGCTATGAGATTTTCCGGGTATTCCGAAGCGGAAATACAGAGAATAGCCGGAGCAACAGGTACATTAAAAACATATGCAGATAAAACAGTATTCTCCCTGCAGGATGTTATGAGTACATTCGGCTCACTTTCGGCAAATGGAATCAAAGACGCAGACAAGTTGACGGAAGCAGTCGGTAATGCAGTTGCTGTATTTGGTGGAGGTGCAAAGGAATATTCCTCGGTAGCACTTGCGTTTTCGCAGGCAATGGCGGCAGGAGCTTTGCATGCGCAGGATTGGAATCAGATCATTAATGCTAGTCCGCAGCTTGCTGGAGGCTTACGGAAAGAGTTAATTAAGCTGAATCCAACATTAGGGAACGACTTCAAAGGAGCAATGGAAAAGGGTGCAATTACCGCAGACATGCTCGGACAGGCTATCAATAACATTGGTATGACCGACATGGCGAAAGAAGCAGCTACATCCGTAACAACATTTGAAGGCGCTATGGGTAACTTGGAAGCATCTGCAGTAAGCGGAATGATGAAGCTTTATGATACTTTCGCAAAGCCTAAAGTGATTGATGCAATCAATGGGATGACCGGTAAGGTGGAGGCGGGATTTGACAAATTGTCCGTTGGAATTCCAAAAGCAATCGAACTTATATCTCCATACTGGAACGTGCTGAAAACAGATGCAAAAGAGGTAGGGACAGCCTTTGGAGAGGCAGCTGGTGCGATTATTGACGAAGTACAGGAACTTACTGGAGCATTTGGAAAAAAGGAAAGTGTGGATAATTTCTCTGAAAGCATGGGAACAGCAACAGGTGCGTTGACCACATTTGCAGATTTTTTAAAAGATCACGATAAAGAAGTGGCAAAAGCGATTACGCTGTTACCGAAATTATATGTTGCTTTTAAAGGTTTTAAAATAGTCAGTGCAGTTGCCCCTGGTGTCAAAACTTTTGCGGGCGCAATTGTAAGCATGACAGGAAAAGGAATGGCGACACTGGCAGGTAAGTTATTTGGCGTAGCAGCGGGTGAAAAAGCGGTAGGCACTGCAAGTAAAGAATCATCAGGGACTATCGTAGAATCAGCAAAAGCATTTGTAGCGATCGGAGCAGGAGTAGCATTGATTGCAGCAGGATTTTCCCTTTTGGCATATTCGGCCGTGCAAATCGCACAAGCCGGACCACTGGCAGCAGGGGTGCTGATCGGCATGACGGTTGCAGTGGCAGGCTTAATGGTTGTTGCCAAAAATGTGGCGCCGGCTATGACGGCCGGAGCAACCGGATTCATTGCCTTTGGTGCAGCTGTCCTGATTGCGGCAGCGGGGATTGCTGTATTATCACTGGCGGCTGTTAATCTGGCGAATGCGGGACCGCTTGCTATAGGATGTATGGTTGGCATGGTTGCGGCAATTGCCGGACTTGCCCTTGGCGCAGCAGCACTAGGACCAGCATTGACAGCCGGAGCAGTAGGTCTCGTTGCCTTTGGTGTAGCTATATCACTGGTTTCAACCGGAGCACTGCTGGCGAGTGTTGGGCTTGCCATAGTAGCAGGTGTGCTTCCGACCATTGTGCAGTACGGAATTCAGGGAGCGGCTTGCATCGCAACCCTCGGAGCAGGCATGATCGTATTTGGCGCTGGGGCTGCAGTAGCCGGAGCGGGATGCATTGTCCTTGGTGCCGGACTTGTAGTGGTAGGTGCCGGACTTACGGTAGTTGGCGCAGCTGTCCTGATAGCGGCAGCGGGTGTATTGCTTCTGGCAGCAGGAGCACTTGCCCTTGGCGCCGGTCTTACGGTAGCTGGGGCAGGACTTCTATTGATGGGAGCTGCATTCCCTGCTGTATCATCCGGAGCTTTAGCAACGGTAGGAGCACTGACAGCCTTAACAGCATTATCATTAGGTCTTGCGGCCGGAATGGGAGCATCGGCTGTTGTAGTGGTTGCGTTTGGAGCAGCTATGGCAGGTGGCGCAGCTGGCACGCTTGCGATGGTGGTAGCATTAAAGTCTGTCAATTCAAGCATGAAATCCATAGCCGGTAATGCCAAAAGCGCCCAAAGCTCGCTCACAAGTATGCGAGCCAGTGTAAATGTGGTAAATTCCGGACTGAATGCATTGGGAAGTGGAGCAAAGTCAGCAGTTAATACATTGGTAAGAGAATTTTCAAACGCAGAAGGAAAAGCAAGGAGTTCCGGGAACGCTGTTGGAAACAACTTCAATAACGGAGTCCGCAATGGAATGAATAGAGCAGTATCCACAGCAAGATCTATGTCTGCATCCACGGTAGTGGCAATGCGATCAGCCGGATCCGGTTCATACAGTTGCGGTGTATATATAGGGGCAGGTCTTGCAAATGGTATGGCGAGTCAGGTCGGACGTGTAAGATCTGTTGCAGCGCAGTTGGCGGCTGCAGCAGAGGCGGCAATCCGGGCGAAGGCGCAGATTCATAGTCCGTCAAAAGTAGCAGATAAGCTTGGCGGCTATTTCGGTGAAGGATGGGTAAATGGAATTTCTGATAGGGTCACAGATGCGAAAAAGGCAGCATGGAAACTGGTAGACATTCCGGATTTAGTTCCTGTTCCGGAAATTGGAGCTGGATTAAGAATTGGCATCGAAGATCTGAATGATGATTATGACTACACCAGAAACGAAATCTATACCATTTACGTCCCTGTTGAAGTAGATGGCCGGCAGGTGGCAAAGGCAACGGCGAAATACACCAAAGAAGAAATTGAACAGCAGCAGAAAAGAGATCTTCGAAAGAAAGGCATGAGATAAGGAGGGCAGATATGTATAAATTTGTAGACACTACAGAGAGACAGGAAGAGCAGATACTGCCTTCCGAAGCTCTTAACTTTAACGGAGTCTATTTTGAAAATGTAATTCCCGGATATCGGACACTGTATGTGTCCGGCCGGGAAATGATCGAAACAGAAATAACAGATCTATCTACAGAGATCATGGATGGCTCCAGATATCGAAGAAAGCGATATAAGCCGAGGACCATCACTGTCGGGTACCAACTGATTGCCAAGAGCAACGCAGAATTCCGGAATGCGTATAACAAATTGAATTCATTACTTGATGTGGCAGAAGCGAAGCTGATCTTCCTGGATGAACCGGATAAGTATTATGTCGGAACAAAGGTAAATGCCGGCGATGTGCCGCATGGCAGGAATGCGATTACTGCAGAAATTGAGTTCTATTGCGCAGATCCGTTTAAGTATTCCGTGGAAGAGTACGAGGTTATACCGACTGCAGATGATGGAACAACATTTGTTGTTGATTACAAGGGGACTTATAAAGCACACCCAAGATTCGAAGCAGTGATGGAAAATGGAGAGAACGGTTTTGTTGGATTCGTTGATCAGGATAAACATATTTTGCAATTTGGTAGCATTGAGGAAACAGACGGAGAGAACTACAAAGCGAATGAAACTCTTGCAACGCTACAGGACTTTTTCAATGCACCAGATGATACATCCGGAACAGATTATATGCATCCGCTCTATGGAGCGAAAGGAAAACTTGGAACGACAACTTGGTTTAATAACAAATTCCTATGCTTAAAAGAAGCAGGGACGCAGGTTGGCGGTGCGAATGGAGGTCTCAGGACAGTTATCTTACCGGCAGATTCCAATGGAGATAAAAGTGGATGTAAAAATTTCTACGCATATTTCCATATCTTGTTTTATGCAGGATTGATGGGGCAGACCGGAGAAATGTGTATCAATTTTCTCACGGAGGATAATAAGCTGATTTGCGGCGTGAACTGGTATAAGACAGATATGTCAGGAAATACAGGACGCTATGAGCTGGTATGCTATAACCCGAACAAAAAAGATACGGATCACCAAGCAGGAAAAGTGCTGAGAGAGTATGGCTACACGACCAGCCATTTACACACGCAAAACCCCTGGTATTGGGATTGGGGACATTGCGATATCCGGAAAGAAGGAAGTAAGCTTACATTCTTCTACTGGGGTGGGTACCCAAGCTTTACGGTACCGGAGATCGAGGACATGAAATGCACCAAAATACAGATAGCAATCAAGCAATGGGGAACTAGATCCGGAAGCAGGTATCTGACATATAACGGAATCAATAATTTTTGGTTCCAAAAACTTCGTGTAGACAAATGGAGAGACGTGCCGAATAAATTCGCCCGAACCAGCAGAGTTATTGCTGACTGCAAAGAAGCATCGGTAACTATGAATGGATTGCCGAAACCGGAGCTGGGAGCCCTTGGTAACGACTGGGAAACATTTTGTCTGAAGCCAGGAGTTAATCAGGTTCAATGTTTGTGCTCCAGCTGGGCGAAGAAACCGACGTTTAGAATGAAGTACAGGGAGGTGTTCTTGTGATCATATATTTTGCTGACAGGGCAATGAATATTTTAGGATCAGCATCCACGGGATTACCAAAAGGGCTGATGATCACAAATGACAAAAAAACAGAAGAAATATCAGAAGGTGTAGCAATCTTCGAATGTAATCTGGATTACGATTTCGCAAATTCGAATAAGGACGAAAAACAGGAAGTCGATGTGAAGAAGCTTGCAGCAGTCGGGAATTTCATCTTAAAACAGAGCGCAGACGACGGTAAGGCAGAAGTTTATACGATTATTGATTCGACGATAGATCCGATTCAAAAGGATGCATCCATCTATGCTGAAGATGCGGGACTGGACCTGCTGAACGAAGTGGTTGGAACATACACTGCAGACAAAGCATATAGCATTGATCATTATATTAATAAATTTGCATATGATTCCGGATTCGAAATCGGGATCAACGAAGTAAGCAATCTTACAAGAAAGTTATCCTGGGACGGTGAAGCTACAGCTACGGAAAGGCTATTGAGCGTAGCTACGCAGTTTGATAATGCTGAGATTGAATTCTGCTTCAAAGTCGAGAATATGGCTGTGACTGGAAAATACATCAATGTGTATAAGAAGAGGGGGAATGATTCAGGTGTAACTTTGACCATTGGTAAAGAGGTTAGTGGATTTCGAATCAAGAGTTCTATCGCAGATCTTGCAACAGCATACCGCTGTACCGGCGGAACACCGGAAGGATCAGAAAATCCGATCACGCTTGATGGGTATAAATATGATGACGGTGATTTTCACGTATTTGGAAGCTATGTGATGTCCAGAAAAGCGTTGGAAAAATGGAGCCGGTATCAGATTAAGACAGAAAAGAAAGAGAATGATGTGGGGCATATCGTGAAGTCATTTACGTACGATACGACATCAAAATCAGAATTGTGCAATCGTGCCGTGTCCAGCCTTAAGAAGATCTGTGATGAAGCTGCTACCTACGAGGTTGAGTTGTTATATCTTCCGGATGGAGTAAAGGTAGGTGATACGGTATCCATTGTTGATGATGACGATAATACATATCTTACTGCAAGGTTGTTGAAATTAGAGACTTCGGAATCGAATGATACGAAAGAAGCAGAGCTGGGTGACTATGTAAGACAGGAAAGCGGAATTGATGAAAAAGTCATTGAGCTGGCAGAGCGATTTGAGAAGATCGCTAAGAATCGTAATTTTTATACGTGGACAGCCTTTGCAGATGATGAAAATGGAACGGGAATTTCGGCCAATGCTTACGGAAAAGATTATCTCGGAATCGCTACGAACCGGCTTACGAAAGAAGCTGATCTTTCTGATCCGATGCAGTACACATGGGTAAAGATAAAAGGCGAGCAGGGCATTCCGGGAACAGCGGGTAAAGATGGTAAAACAACATATTTCCATATGAAATATTCGGCGGTACCGAACCCGACATCATACAGTGACATGACGGAAACGCCAAATAAATATATTGGAACCTATGCAGATTATGAACTGGATGACAGTACAGATCCATCGAAATATACGTGGGGAAAATTCCAGGGCGACAACGGCGAAGATGGTGCAGATGGAATTCCAGGGAAAAATGGAGAGAACGGCGAGACGAGTTATGTGCATTTCGCTTATGCGACCAGTGCGGATGGAAAAACTGGATTTTCGACAACAGATACTGTCGGGAAAACATACATGGGACAGTATGCAGATTTTGAAAAAGCTGATTCTGAAGATCCGACAAAGTACCGGTGGGGAAAATTTCAGGGTCCAAAGGGAAAAGATGGCGTGGATGGTGAGAAAGGTGAGCCGGGAGAAGATGGAATATCTCCAACTGTAGACATCACAAAATCCGGAAATGTGACGACAATCAGCATCACAGATAGAACCGGGGATCATGCAGAAACTGTAAAAGACGGAGAAAACGGAACGCCTGGGAAAGATGCCATATTGATATCAGAGACAGCACCGGAAAAACCGGAGATCGATCAACTATGGCAGACTGCATCAGGCGAGCCTATAAAGCGTTGGACTGGATCGGAATGGGTGGTGCATTATCTGTCGGTAGAAAATCTCGATGTAGAGGTATTAAGTGCAATTGCGGCAAATTTAGGCACAGTGATAGCAGGCATCATAAAAAATAAAGAAGGTACCGTTAATTTTGATGTTGAAAAAGGCATAATCGATACATACAACGATACCAATGGATCATCGTCAAGTTACGGAGCCGGATCTACATACTACATGGGAAAGGACCCAGCCGGAAATGCGGCACGGTTGGCTGTTAATTATTATCAGCTGGTCTATGGAGATAGAGCTGCTGGAACAAAAACATCACTGACTCCGATGAACGGAGACTGGTGGGTTGGAGCAGGGGATCCGTGGAACGGAGACAACGATACAGTCTTACCGATCTATGCATCTCTGAATCATCTGATTCAGAAGACAACTGGCATGATCGCCGGTTCGAAAGTAGTCCAGATTGCAAATGGGAAAGATTCAGTGGCATTATTCACTGCAGCCGAAGTTGCAACATTGCTCGGAATAGCTGATGGTGGTTCAGTGAACGCGACCGTAACCATATCTAATGGCGATGGAGCTGCATATGGAATTCATGTGGAAGGCTGTACGTATCAAAATAATATTTGGTACGCATGTTTCGCCGGGCGCAACACCTCCGGAATATCACTGCCGGTGCGTATTAACTATATCATTATGGCTATATAAGGAGTTGTTTGTATGAGACGATTAGAATTTATAGTACACGGACAGAGAATTGAAAAATCCAGCACATGTTCATTTGCCGGCTTGGTGAAGGGAAGTGAAGGATATCTGAAAGCATCCTTTTCTTTTGATGAGGATTGGGATGGATGCGCAAAAATCGTAAAATTCCGGGATGAATTTGGTTGCGTGAAAGAATCCGCACCGGTATACGAAATCAACGGCAAGAATGTATGCGACATACCAAACGAAATTCTTACTTATGCGCGGATATACATATCTGTAATCGGTCAGAAGAAAAATTATAAAATAACTACGAATGAAGTGGAGGTATTACAGAAATGACAGAACAGGAAGCTTTAATGCTGGCTCAGGCAGGCATAGATGGATCTGGAACACTACTCATTGACGCAGATACGAGATCAATATACGTTCCTGAGTCAGAAAAATTCTTTGGAGTTGAATCTGATCAAAATGTCGAGAGAAAAAAGTTCAAGTGTCCTAAAATCGTGGGTGACAATATAGACTTATCAACGCTGCATCTGTATATCAATTACCAGAATGGCAATGGAAACAAAGACTCTTACATGATTCAGGATATGGCAGTAAGCGGTGAATACATAACGTTCTCATGGGTGCTGAGCCGAAATGTAGCAGAATACAAGGGAACTGTCAGGTTTGTCTTTTGCGCAAAGAAAGCCGATAGCTCCGGAAATCTTGTGAACGAATGGAATACTACCGTAGCTGAAGGTGAGGTTATAGAAGGACTGGAGGCAACTGTTACGGTTGCTGATAACAACCCGGATATAATTGAACAGATGCTGACACTGCTGAAAAATGTCTCTGATGAGCCGGTATTCACAGAAGCAAGAACGCGGGAAAATGTAACAAACGGGGACAAAGTGCCCGTATT